GAGATAGTCTCTTTCCAAACCTGACCACCGTTATTGTCGATCTGTAATTGGACGTAATAATCATCCTGCCCTTTGTCGTTTTCCCCTACCACACCAATAACAAAGCCTTCTGGCCCGTTCGGAGGTAAGTCGTCAAAGTCAGCAGTCTGTTCTTTGAATCCAAGGAGGAAAGTGTCACCTCTCGAATCTTCTGTAGTAATCGAGAAGTCTTGCCCGTCGGTACTCTGATAATGGAGAACAGAACCGTATTGGGTCACCGACAGTCCCGCTATTGTCCCTCCGGCTGTCGAACCGTAGAAAGTAGATTCCGTCGTGTTGAAGTAGTTTAAGTTTGTAGCGATACGGTCTGTCTGGATAGACTTCTCCGCGTTCGATGTGTCCGCTACTTCCGTCTGTGTCGAAGACATTGTCTCGATTGTTCGGGTGTACACTGTACCACCCTTCGTGATCTTTACCGTGTATTTACACCGGTAGTCACCCTGCTTCACATAAACAAGAGCTTCTTTATTTCGAGTCGCTGATGTTGCTGTGTCCTTAGCTACTGTGACGTTCTTATTGATGACGAAGGTGTAATCAGCAATGGTTGTTGCCCGTACCTCATCAGAAGGGTTTGTTAGCCCTCCAAGGTAGGCCGCACTGCCATTGACTTGCTTCTCAACACCGTTCTTATCAAAGACGCGAATATCGTCTGTTGTCACGATGAGGGTGTAAAACTCGTTCTCGTCACGACGGATCGTGTGGATGAATGCTTTCTCAGCATTTGTTAGAGATCCTAAAGATGCTAAGTGTTCTGTGGGAGGACGTTTCTGCAATCCAGTAACTACTGAAGACAGTGCGTTCTCTTGTAACTCAGCCTGAGTCTTTAGGCGTAGGGAAGGAGGCTGTTGAGATACCCCGTTAATAAGGTTGGGGATACCCGCACTGACTAAAGACATTATCTTATCCTCGTACTAGGTAAGCGATCCAATGTTGCCGCTACATCAGGACTATCAAAAATTGTGTAATCACCTGAGTCACCTTCAAACTCTTTCAGTTCAAAGTACGCAGTTGCTTCGTCTTCTTGATTGAATCCATGGAGGGTTCCAGAGCCTACGACACGGTCTTGGAAAACACGGGATGATTTCAGGGTGATGTAGCGTTTAGCTACCTCAGGTAATTCTTCAAAGGCGAGTTGGACAACAACGTCAAGCTCAACCGTTTTATTTATCACGTATGTATGATTTTTTCGGTCATACATCTTTGTCCCACGCTGAACCAAATCGAAAGGTTGTCCACGATTGATCGTGTCTTGTTGCTCCGATGCGTCAGCTCTTAGGATGTTGGTTGGGAGAAGTACAGCACCAGTAAGATCTGGGGAATACTTAACCTGATATTCTTTATTGAAATGCCACCCTTCTGACTGAACAGAACGGCTAGTGGCATCTAAGATTGTTTCTGCCAATTCAGCATCAACCAAGCCAGAGGAGAGGCTGTTCACTGGAGACTCACCAATGGTTGAGAGCATGATGTTGACAGCTTCTAGCTTGGTAGTTGGTGTCATGCTGTGTTGTCCTTACTTTTTGTACTTCGCAGTCTTAGCGGAGTCCTTGAAATTCTTTGCTGTTGGTGAGCCTGAGGCTCCAACCTTTCTCATCTTTTCGCCCGATCCGTTAGCGATACGCTTACGCTTGGCGTGGACGTTGGCGTATAGTCCTTTAGACATACTTTTCTCCAATGAAAAAAAAGGGGACCCGAAGGCCCCCTCTGGGATTACGCGGCCTGTAATGCGATAGCGCAAGCAGGACGTAAGATGTTGTGACCCATGGCGTACTTAGCCACCATAAGTGTTCCCTGACGCTCAATCTGATACTCAGACTCAACACCGAGGTCTAACAACTTGACAGTTGCCGCCGCGTCTTGAGTGAAGATCAAACCACGTACTGCTGAGAAGTCAGCCTTGTACGCAGAAGCGCGTGATGAAGTCAAAGGCACAGGCGTAGCCGATGTAGTTGATTCATCAGTTTGTGGGATGTGGTTAGACATGAGGATCTTCACGCCACCAATCATAGGTACTGTGCCAGTAGCCAATGATCCTGAACCACCAACGTCCCTGTTCATGTAAGCAAGGTTGTTGACAGAAGAATCAGCACCGAACAGTGCGTAATACTGAGCAGGAGGAAGTACACAGACTTTCTCGCCAGTTACGTCTTTCTTGTCGAACTCTTCAAGAGCCGCATAGATAGCCGCCGCAATCTTACCGCCGTCTAAAGCATCAGCAGTCAATGTGCCGATAGTGACGTTAGCAGTGTACGTTTCGTCATCGAAGTCGTCACCGAACTGAGCCGCCGCTGTAGTAGCGTCAACAATAGTAGTCGCCTTAGCAACGATGCGAGAGATGTTCTTGTCCGCTACGTTAGAAAGAGCATAGCCCATTTCTTTTGTGTAGATCGAACGAACGTCGTAGTGGTTCATAGCTTCGTCGATGCGAGCGATGAAAGAGCTAGAGATCAGGAGATCGTCTACTGTTACGACACGCTCACCATGCTTGATGGTATCGGCTTCGATCATCTCACCTGCGGTGTGATACTTAGCTGATGCGATGCCTGTCAATGGGAACTGGGCAGACTTACCGTTAGAGATCGTGCGATTGCGGTGCAAAGGCATGAAAATGTTACGCTCTTCGAAGCTTGTAAGAATTTCTCCGGCGAATAATTTTAAAAAAAGAGCGCGGTCATCGCCCGTTGCATTTACCTGACCCAACCGTGAGGGGGTCTGATTTGGAAGTGCCATTTTGAGTTACCTTTAAGTAATGAATGGAGAGTTAAAAAAGTTATTTCGACTCGGCGTTCATCACGTCCTTTCTCTAAGGTTGTCCTCCGCAGAGGGCCAAAGGTAATCGTTAGTAATGTGTTGCTTTCTCGATAATAAAAAAAGGGACCCGAAGGTCCCTCTGACAAGGAGACAGACTTATAAAACGTCAGACTTAGATAGCTTTGCGGCTACCTGCTGACGATAAGCGGAGTCAGTCGAGTATCTAGGATCACGCATTGCGGCTTTTAGTTCAGCCACAGACTGAAACGCTCCGCTTGAAGGGGCCGCTGTCTCACCTTTGACTAGCTTAGGTGCTACACCCGCTTCAGAACGATACCGTGCTGACAACCCTTGTACGGCGAACCGCATCATGTCGGGGTCTCCACTGTCGATTGAAGCATTAAAGGCATTGATGTCTGATGGAGGGAGATTCTCTGCCGCCCATGACACCATGTCAGTATATGCTTCCTCGCCGCCTACAGTTTCGTAGACGGTGTTTACTTGACTCGATGCGAGAGCTTGTTGCCCTTGAATCCATGAGTCTACGAGGCCCTTAGGAAAACCTGCCTCGTCTAATGCTTGATAAGCGTCATCACTAAGTGAGCCGCGTTCAGCATATTCATCTTGGAAGACCGCAAAATCTAAACCGGCACCATCTAAAACCTCTTCTACCTCGGTAGGAGATTGATCGACGCTGTTATCGGTTTGTTCTTGTTGTGGTTCATCCTTCTGTCCAGAAGACATTTTCTTCTCAAGCTCGGAATAGGCTTGTGCCATATCCTCTGCTGAGTTGAATTTCTCTGGTAGCCAATCAGGGCGTTCAGGCTGTCCGGCCTGTTCTAATTCTTCGCCCTTAGCAATCATCGCCTCATCATGTCCCTCTGGGGCATCTGAGGTTTGCTCAAAAGTGTTTACATTGTCTGTCATTGATTATTCATTGCCTTGCCGACTTGATTGATCGAAGGCGCAGTTGCTTGTTCTGCCATATTCGCGGCAGTCTGTTGCATCATCATCTGTTGTTGCGCCGCCTGAGCTTTTTCAGCTTCTTGTTGCTTCTGCTGAGGAGACTTTATGAGACCGCCAGTATCAATACCTAGTGAGGCCGCAAGACGTGAGATGTAGTCATCAATATTCATTTCAGACGCTATAACTTCAGGGCCAAGTGGCTGTAGGTATTGCAAGAACGAAGCGAGCTTGTTCAAGTCTTGTCCACGGCCTAGAGCCTCGATGCCTGTGACAATAGTAGGCTTCACAGTATCTTTAGGGAGCTTCGGCATCTTGCCGTCTTTCTCTAACCGTTTGAGCAGAAGTTTAATTAATGGCAGTTGGAACTCTTGAGAAAGGATGGAGTAAATACCTCCTAATGCAGTCTCTAGTTCTTGTGCCATAAAGCGAACCTCTTCAGCAGTTACACGTTCAGCATTACGCTGTACAGAACTGTTGTTGAGGAAAGCAAAGTTGAGTCGTTCTTGAATGGTGTTCATAGACTCCATAGCGACTCGGAAGTCACCGCCCTTTTGGACTTGGAGTGTTGATACATCATTCGCATCGCCCGTAACGATTGCACCGTTAGGAGACTCAGCGAGGTTTCTTGCCTTCGTCGTGCCATTCGGACGAACGAGGAACAGCACCTTTGCGGATGCCGCAGAACCTTCTACGATTGCCTTGGTTAGAGCTTCAAGGCTCTTCAGATCTCCAAGGTATTCTTCGACGTAACCTCGTCCGTAATCTTCTCCATCGACACGAATGAAGCGAAGAGGAATGAACGGGTTCTGATCTATTTTGTACTCACCACGAGATTCTGGAACTTCAATACCTTGGACTTCTTGGAACACTTCCCACTTGTCGTCCTTGCGGCAGACATGGGTGTATAACTCGTAGTCCTTAGTGCTGTAGTCCTCTGGGTTTGTGAGGAGCATACGTACTTCTTCAGGAAGCATGAGAGGGCTTACAGATTCCTTGGTAATAATTTCCAAGACGTGTCCCATCGTGTCACGCTTCGTGACGTATCGGTCTAACCTGTAGACCTTCATGCCCTTGTCATCCGAAGGCATGAACAAGAGTGCGTTTCCTGTAACGATTAACTGCTTGAGTGCCTCAAAGACGGGGACACGAATTGCAGACGCTTCAATCTCCTGAAGACCTGCACGTTCGATACGGGCTAGAGCTTCTTCAACAGCACCACGTTCAGCCTGACCTTGTGTAGCAACAGCTAGATCGAAGTCATCGATTGTGAGTCTGAAGAACGGACTGTTTGTAGGAAGCAATGCAAGTAGCAGTTTAGATGCGAGGTTATTAACACCACGACTACCGATAGACTGAAACGGTGTTGCGTATACAGTCGATCCTGAATGACCCTGAGGGGGCATAAGTGTCGGGATTGTTAATTCAGCCGCATCTCTAGCTCGTTGCAGAAAGGCATCTCTCGATGATTCGAGTTGTGCATAGCGGTCTGCTACGCCTTTGCCTTCTAACATTTAATTAACCTTGTGGGATATTGAGACCGGAGCCAGAACTATTAACAGTAGCGGAGCTAGAAGTAGGAATCTTCAATCCCTTCTTACCAGTTGCTTTCTTCTGTTGAGTCTCTGATGAAGTCTCCTCTTCACCAACATTAGTGTCGAGTTTGGGTGCCGCCGCTGTGACCGGTGCCGCTTGCGCGGGCGGTGGTGCGGGTGCGGGCGTACCGCCTCCTCCTAAACACATATTTAGTTCTCCTGATTATCTTCATACATTTGAATCAGCTTGTGGATTACCGACTGCTGACCTTGTTGATACCGAAGCTCCTCTAAGGTGATGTGAGCTTCTGGTAAGCGATTCGGGAACATCTCTTGCAAAACTTCAATAAGTCCTTGAGAAAGAGAGTATTTACGATTTAATAAATCCATAGATGGTTAAACGCCCCTACTGACAATAGTGTAACTTTAGCGAAAACTTTAAGAAAAAGAGGGTGTTACCACCCCCAATCTCCTTCCATCCCACTGGCGTTATAATCGGTGACAGTACCTTCAAAGAAGTT